CTTACGAGTTTCTTCAGACACAAACACTCCAACTGCTCCCTCTCCTCCATCTGTCATATTGTAACCACCATCACATAGTCTTGTTTTGTATTCCATAATGAATTTAGGTTCTATCACCTTCAATGCATACTCGGTATCTTCTGTCTGATGAATGACTTCAACTATAAAAGATTTCGGTCCATATTTTCTTATAGCAGCATGAAAAACAGAGGTGCTACCAGATGCTGCATCAGCGCAATGTTTCTTCCATCTTTTAGTTACTGAAGTAGAAGTAAACCCAACATACTTTGGTTCGCCGTTGAGTCTAACAAGATATACAAATGCAGATTTCACTCTTTAGGCTTCATGGTATTTTTTGAACGACCAATATGATACTTCGGACACAGTTCCCACTCTCCCTTTTCTTTGTACGGGAGGATCTTTATTTTGCTGATGGGAACCTTGTTTTCTGTCTTTGCTTTGTCCACAATCTTCACAAGCCCCCACTCCTCCAGTAGACACGCAATGGTGTTGCGACGGCTAATGTCTTCGGGACTAATGGATGTGGGTAGATCGTCAAGCGCAAACATCTCTTTGAAGTGGACAATGTAGTACTTGCCCTTCTTGTGTAGAATGTGGCAGGACTGCCACAGTTTCTTTTCTGCTTTGGACGAGACTCCAATCCGAGTAAGCGTTTCCCGCACCTTCAGAAAGTCGTCTGGTTTCACTAGAGTGACCTCCAACAGATCCGTGGGGTCAATCGTCATGTAGCGTTCTTCGTGTTCCATGCTGTGTTCACTCCTGTATTTTGAACAGACACGGAACTATTTAGTCTATTTGCCCTTTCCACCCTTCCGCGTTTGCTCCAGGACGTGCTCCACTTGGGCTTCATCCAGTACGAGCAGTGCTTCCCGTGCCTTGCGGGACGAGAACCCGTAGTACTCCACAAGAGCCGCTACACGGGCGTCCTCCTCCCGCTTGAGCCACTTGGAGAACCGCTTGCGTGGACGCACCGCACCCCGCAGGAAGTCAAAGTGCATTTTTGAATCCAAGTGGGGGCGGGTGTTCATCTCGTTCGCGGCGAACAGGGTATCAGGGAAATACGACAAGCAGCGGGTCACCACGAACGGTGGATACGACTGCTTGGTGTACGCCTCGCTCTCGTCCAAGAGCGGTTCCTTGTTCACATTGATGGCATTCAAATAATCAGACAGTCCGTAGGTCATGCGTGTTCCTCAAGAAGTTTATCAAGGGTTTGTGGAACGGCTTCCTTGATCCGTGCTTCTGCAATCTGTACATACTCAGGGTTCAGTTCTGTGCCAATGTAGTTGCGACCGTTCTTGAGTGCGACCACAGCAGTCGTGCCGCTTCCTGTGAACGGATCAAACACCGTGCCTCCCGCAGGACACCCCGCAAGCACACACGGCAGGATGAGTTCTTCAGGGTACACCGCAAAGTGTGCGCCCTTGTAGCCCCGTGTGGTCACAGTCCACACTGACCGCTTGTTCTTCATGGGGTTCTCTTCCCACCCCTTGCCCTTCAGCCCGTGGTGCTTTAGTTTGGGATCGGTGGTTCCGTCCCGCATCTCGGAGCGGTCACGGGTTCCCCAATTACGGGCGGGTTCCTTTACGGCTTCGTGATCATAGTAGTAGTGGGGTTTCTTGGACAGCAGGAAAATGTATTCGTGCGCCTTCGTGCAGCGGTCGGTCACGCTCTCGGGCATCGGGTTCGGCTTGTTCCAGATGATGTCCTGCCGCAAGTACCACCCATCCGCTTGGAGTGCGAAGGCAACCCGCCACGGGATGCCGATCAAGTCCTTGGCTTTGATGTTGTATGCACCGCCACGGAAAGCCTTGCGATCCTCGTATCGGTCATGGTTCTTGGTGTGCAGATGCTTCTTGCCCTTGTTGTGGTCTTTTTCCATCCAAGAGTTGATGTAACAGCCGTTGCTTGCATACGAATCGCCTAGGTTTAGCCACAGTGTACCGTCATCACGGAGAATCCGCTTGACTTCACGGAAGACTTCAACCATCTTCACAACAAAGTCTTCGGGTGACTGCTCACAGCCGATCTCATCAGTTCCACCGTTATAGTCACGGAGTCCGAAATACGGAGGAGATGTGATACAGGTGTGAACGCAGCCGTCTGGAAGAGTCTTCATGCCTGTAATGCAGTCGCCTGTAATAATACGATGTGTGCTCATTTGAACTTGCACTCCATCATCAACTGGACCATACACGCAGTAAGATTGATTTCTGCGTCTGCCACGAACGCGGCTTTGTACTGGTAGTCACCAAGAATAAGAATGGCTTGTGGAATGGATCCACTTTCCAAGTTCTCGTACAGCCCGTCGTACACCGCACGGAACACACGGGACTGGTCGTTGTCAAGGTTCTCCACCACCCACTTGCGAACCCCACCAAAGTCCTTGCCCTTCATGGACTTTACTAAACCCTTGATCTGCAAGTCACCAAGGGTTTGCAAAATTCCCACATCAATCTTGCCGCCTGCTGCGTATCGCTGCAACTCGTTCAGGGTACGGCGGAAGTCAGGGAAGTGCTTGGACACCAGTTGTGCCACCACCTTTTGATCGTACTCCACCCCCTCAGACTTGAGGATTTCCTCCGCTCGCTTCAGGAACTGCACTGCCATCTGTGGCTTTTCCTTTTGCGGAATCCTGAAGTCAATACACGTGCACCGAGAGTGCAGCGGCTCAATCACCCTGTTCTTGAAGTTGCACGTGAGAATGAAGCGGCAGTTTGCTGCAAACTCCTCAATGAAACCACGGAGCGCGGGTTGCGTGGACTGGGCGTTAGAGTAGTCGAATTCGTCTAGGATGACTACCTTCTTCACGCCTTCGGTAAGACTGACCGTGGACGCAAACTGCCGTATCTTTGTGCGGAGGGTATCAATGTTACCGTCCTCCGAGCAGTTCACCATGATCCAGTCACAACCAAGGTCATTGCACAGTGCCTTGGCTACCGATGTCTTGCCTACCCCTGCTCCTCCCGAAAGGAGCAGGTTCTGCGCTTCCCCGCGCTCCACCATCTGCGCGAAAGCCTCCCCCGTTTCGGTGGGGAGAATGCACTCATCAACACTCTGTGGTCGGTACTTCTCGCACCACAGACCTTTCACCGCTTCGTTCGTAGTCACGATCAAGCCTCGTAAGAGGAGTCTCCGTTCAGGGCAATCCAATACGTCAGGGGTTCATTCTTGTTTGTAAAGCAACTCACGATCTTTTGGGAAATGGCAACGCTGTAGTCCCCAGGAAGAATCTTGAGATTGTCCACATCAAAGATGAACTCAAAAGTCGCACCCGTTGAGTTGTCGCCAACCTCAAGGGAGTAGAAGTTGCTTGTGGTGTCGCTCTTGTCCACCACGGCTAGTTCAATCTTGCTACCGTCCTCGGACGAGCGCACACACAGGTGCTGAACCTGAAGCACGGACGCGGCTTTCATAACTTCCGCAAAGTCCTTTGCCTTCAGGTCAAACTCCACCACCGCACTGGGCATGGTGATGCGCTTGTTCGTGGAAGTCACAAGATTTTGAGCGCAGTAGTAGTACCGCACACTCGACCCACCGCTCTTCACCGTGACAAAGTTCTCGTCAAAGATGAAGTCGGGATCCTTGAACAGGCTCACCGTGCCAAGAAACTTGTTCAAGTCCCAAACCGCAAACTGGCGGGGGAAAGTTTCGTCCACACGGGCTTCTGCAAGAATGTTCTTCGTGGACGAAAGGGTAGTCAGCAGATTACCCTCGTTCACTAGAATTCCTGAATTGATGGTTGAGAAGTTCTTGAGGATGTCCAAGGTTCGCTTGGAAATCTTCACTCCGGTTTCACTCTTCGTCTTCGTAGTCATAGTCATCACGCGGATCCTTTCTTCCTGCATTTAAATCGTCAACAATATCCTTTAGGTGCTTCTTTTCCTCTGAACGACGCGCACTCTTGTGCTTTCTTTCAACACTCTTCCACGCCTTCTTTGCGCGGGTGTCTGTTTCCGATCTCCACTCTTTGTTACTCATCAGAAGTCTCCAATATCCTCCATAAGGTTGCGAAGCCCGTTCTCTATCATGTAGTCGAGAATCTTCCCGCGACTGGGAGTAAAGGGCATATTCCATTCCTGTTCAATTTTTTCAACCTGCTTGGGCGGCAGATTGAGCAGATCAATCAGCGTCTCGTTGCGGTTCCACGCAACCCGATACTTTTCCTGAACGTGTCCGTTGTCGCGGATAAACTCCATGAGTTCCTTCATGCGCTTTCCGGTAAGGGGATGCTGTCGCTTGCCGTCCACGACAAAGCAATCGTCATCGGAAAGAATGTTTGGAACCCCGTCAGACGAGTCACCCTTGATAATGTGCTCCATCAAGAATTGCTTGGGGTTCTCCACTTCCACAAACTTCTTCTGTAGAGGCGAGTACTGTGCCACTCCAGGAAAGATGTGGAGTTGAGAGAAGTCCTTGTCTCCACTCAAGATGAGCACCTTCTCGCTTTGGTAGTATCGCTTTGCAAGGTACGCAATGATATCGTCTGCTTCGCATCCATTTACTGCAATGGTACGGTACGGAAACACTTCCTTGATTTCATCGCGCACGGTGTTGAGGATACGATAGAACTCGTCCCACTTGCCTTGATCGTCCTTGCGGGTCTGACGACGGTTGGCTTTGTACAGGGGAAAGAACTCGCGCCGCCACGACTGCCCTGAATCGTTGCAGATCACCAGTTCACCGTACTCACGATGAAACTTCTTGCGGTACGTTCGGTACGTGTTCAACACTATGTGCCGCACCAACCGCTCGTCAATCTGACCAACGTCCCGCTCCTGTGCAAAGATGGAGGACATGAGTACCTGCGAGTTGTCAACTAGAATCATTGCTGTACCTGTAGAATGAGGCAGTGCTTGTTGATACGACCGTTTGCCTCGGCGGTCTTTGTTTTCACGCCATTCAAATACCGAACCGCTGCGGAGAAAGTCTTGCGACATCCACCCTCGTTCATCAAGAACTCCTGTGGATTACGCACAGTCTTCTCAAACGACTTGCCTGTGTCCCAACCGTAAACAGTAGACCCCTTCACGTGCAGCCCTGCCTTTGGCTCTACTGCCACGAATACGGTTACTCTGTTCTTCTTTGTGTTGAACACAATGAGTCCTTGTGCACCAATGATACTAGCAGGGGGCACAGAAGCAACTCCAAACTCGTCACTTTTGGGCATAAACTTTAGCCCACGAACTTGGTGCTCTGGTGGATTGGCTTTGCGCTTGCGTGGCTTCCGAATCTGCTTTAGTAGCCCCATTCGGTCCCGCACTATTTGAACAGCGGATTCAAATACTCCCACCGCTTGCTTCAGGTGCTTGGGTTTGAAATATGAGTACCCTTCCACCAAATCCGCGTCCGTCTCGTCCAGTGCAGCGCGTAGATCCACAGCCGTCCGTAGCAGGCGGTCACGAATCACAACGGCAATAGGACCAGTCATTTCGGTGTTACGCACCCACCGCGTCAAGGGTTCTTCCTTTGCCTTGCCTATAGTAATAGTGTTCACGGTGTCGTCAATCACAGGCTCCAGCACCGTCAGCAGGGCGTTTGCCTTTGCCTGAATGCGTTCCTGTACGTTTGGTCGCTCTGCACCCTCGGACGGGGCAGGCGTGGCTTCCCTAGCCTCCGACAGCAGTTCTCCCGTCCACTTGTCCATCTGCTCCTGTTGGGCAGGGGAGAACGGGAATCCACGGCTGTGGAGACGGCAATACGGAGCGAGTGTGCGTAGGGTAGACTTGCTGCCCCTGTGACACACCCGCGACCCGTCCTTGTCCCCTCGGGATTTCAGATATTCAGCGACCCATTCCTTTGCCTGTGACGGCTTAAAGTTTTCCCTGTACCAATACAGGCACTTGTCCAGTGCGGACTCCAGTTCTTCAGGAGATCCACCTGTGGGAAATAGGGGTTCAGACAAGAGGCGTTGGCGCGACGATTGACGAGTCATGGTGAGCATAGTTTGCTGAAGTTGTTGACCTTCTTGTATACTAGCACATTGGGGAACTTGTCAAGCAGTTGGTCTGATTTATGGCTGATGATGAATATATTGTTTGACTTGCCCATGCTTTGGAGTATTTTAATCACCTCTTCGGTTCCAATGCCGTCTAGGGACGAATCAAATACTTCATCAAGAATAAGCAGATTGGTGTTTGCACTATTTTTCATTCGTGCAATGTCACGCCACGCAAGCAGCAGGCTTACGTCTATACGCAATTTTTCACCCTCACTAAAGTTGTCGTACGAGAACTCGTCACGGTAACGGCTCTTAATGACTTCAGTAAAGTCTTCGGTAAGGGTGAACTGGGCAAAGAAGTCCATTGTGACAAGGTACTTGTTAATGATTTTGTTCAGGGCAGGAATGTATTTACGAATAATCTTGCGCTTGATTCCGCTGTCCTTCAGGAGAATGCTTGCCACATCCATTGTGTGGGCAGACTCCACCAGTCCCTTGCGGTCGCTCTCAAGTCCGGTGTGTTGGGTTTGCAGTTCGTCTAGAGCAGCAATTTCAGAAGTGACACTCCGCTTTTCACTCTCGGTCTTTGCAATGAGTTCACCCAACCGCTTGATGTACCCCTTGTACGCCGCGATTTCAGAGTCCACTCCACCCATATCGTTCTTTGCAGACTCTATCTTCTGCACCACTTCGGTGTTTTGCTTTACCACTGCCTTTGTGGAGTCAATCATTGCTGCAATCTTGTCGATGCCCTCCTGCAACTCCGTCTGCCGTGCCTGCTTCTTTCCAATCATGTCGTTACGGAAGTCGTGGGCTAGTCCGCTACGGCACACAGGGCACTCCTCGTTGTTGTGATAGAACCCTTCTTCTTCCTTTGCCTTACGAATAGCCGTCTCCATGTTTTTACGCACAGACAGCATCTGCGTGAGGCTGTCCCGCTGCTTGTCTGCGGAGTCCACGCTTTGCGAAAGGGCAGCAATCTGCTCCTGTAGAGTCACCTTCTTCTCCAACAGGACTGCCAGTTCAGTCTTGTCTTCCTCCAGTTTCTTGGAGTACGATCCGATCTGATCGTCTGCTTTCTTCTGAATCATGTCAACAACATTACGCTTGTTGGCAATGTTCAGGTTCAAGATTTTGAGTTCGCTCTCTATTTCGCGGACCCGATCCTTCGTTTCAAGAATCTTGCTCTTCAGGATCTCGTTCATCTTGGAGAAAACGTCGATGTCCAGTAGGTTCTCCACCACGGTTCTGCGGTCAGCAGCAGACAGACGCATGAACGGCACGTAGTTCGTAGACCCAAGAATCACCACCTGGCAGAAAGTCTTGTAGTTCATCTTGAGGATTTGTGTTTCCAAGATGATTTGGTAGTCCTTTACCGTTGCAGTTTGATCCACGGGCTTGCCGTCCCGCTCAATGGTAAACACCTTGGGAGACAGCCCACGGCACACCTTGTACGTGTTGCCGTTCGTAGAGAATTCAATCTCAACCAAACAGTCTTTACCGTTGATGGAGTTCACCAACTGGGGAAGGTTAATGTTTCGGAAGGGCTTGCCGTACAGTACAAACGTCAGCGCGTCCAACATGGTGGTCTTGCCTGCGCCGTTGTCTCCACACACAAGGGTAGTGGAGTGCTTGTCCAACCGCACTTCTGTGAAGTGGTTGCCTGTGCTCAACAGGTTCTTCCAACGAATCTTCGTGAATGTAATCATACTTTGGCGTTTTGGTTCAGTGACTCCACGTACAGTTCTCGCACAAGATCCTTTAAAGCCTGTG